ACAGGGGTATTCTTTTGGATGATATTCGTAATCTACACAGTATTTACAAAGCTAGAGGTAGACTATTTAGAAACATTAGTAGTATTCGAGTCAGTAGCATTAGTATCACCTTACTTTATAAGTTACGTAGCAAGAGCATTTAAGTAGTATGACTAACAAACAAACAACTAAATGTATTGAGTGTGGGGGAGAAGGAGAATTAGAATGCCAAGGCGATAGTCATTACATTGATACTATGAGTAGCCACGATTGTTTTAATGAAACTTGTGAAGAATGTGATGGCACAGGTACAACTGAAACAAAATTTTCAGACTTTATAAGAAATTCAACCGAAGAAGAAGCAACAGGAGTATTTACAGATATAATGAAGGGTGTAGCAGAAGACCAGAAGGTTATTCTTAAAACAACACTAGAGGAGAGGTTTAATGAAAAATTTATAGAATTTGCACCAGACGGAAGTAATTGGGGAGCAGGACTTAGAATTAGACACACAGGGACAACACAAGATAGAGAAATTCTTGATGACATTAAAGACTTCATCAAACAAGAACTACAACAAGAGAGGGAGAGGTGTGTAGAGATTGCAAAAGATGTAACAAATGAAGTAAAAAATAACCTAACTGGAACTGTTGAGTTTTATGATGGCATTAGAGTTACAGGTACAAGCATTATCAATGCAATCAACCAAGACCATGAATAAAGAAATCTATGTATCAAGCATTATGTCAAACTCAAACCCAGAGTCAGGACTAATGTATTATAAGATCAATTCAGACTATAAAGGCTATGCGTCTTTTAATAGACATTCAGGTACAAGTTTAAAACATCACCAAAAGCTACCTATTGAAATAAGAAAAGCTAATTGTAATGACTTTACTGATACAGCCTATAATACATTAGAATTTTTAGACAGAATGAGTATGCCTACATTATCTGATGAGTATTAAGACCACTTAAGGTGGTTTTTTGCATGGTTTACCTAAAAATGGTATAATAAAAGCATGGATAACATAGAGCAACACCCTGAATACATAAAGGTTAAGAGTAAAAAGGCAGATTATCCTATTGAAAACTTTGACCAACTCATGTTTTTATTTGGATGCGTACTAAAACGAAAAAAGATAGACTGGATAGAAAACAAACAATTTCAATACGAGATTATAAGGAGAGACGTATATTATGAGAAGAAGTTACACAAGCGTCAATAACATGGTATAATAAAGATATATGAGTGAAAAACACGTACCAAAACAACTGCAACCTTATTTATGGAAGAAAGGTCAATCAGGAAATCCAAAAGGTCGCCCAAAAGGTAAAACTTTGAAAGAATTTGCTAGAGAATACTTAATGGGTCTACCAGATGATGAGAAAGTGGAATACCTTGCTTCACTGCCTACAGATATTGTATGGAAAATGGCAGAGGGTAATCCAGAGAATAAATCAGAAATGATAGTAGATAACATACAACCAGTATTAGTAGAAATCATACATGAAAGAAAAGAAAACAATTCAAATACCGACGGAGTTTAGTAGACTATTAGACAGTGATTGGAGAGAGGCTGCCGTTTATGGTGGTCGTTTTTCTCTTAAGTCCCATACAGTGGCTAGGATACTATTGATCAGGGCTAGACAGAAAAAGACTCGTGTGGCTTGCTTTCGTGAGTTCCAGAACTCTATTACAGAATCAAGTCATCAGCTATTAAAAGATTTGATTGAGTTGTATGAGCTAACAGACTTCGTTGTAACAGATAAGGCTATCGTAAACACAGTTAATGGTTCTGACTTCCTGTTTAAAGGGTTAAGGTTGAACGAGCAATCAGTTAAAAGTATTGAGGGTATAGACATAGCTTGGGTAGAGGAGGCACAGACCGTTACAGATAAAAGTATTGAGGTATTAACACCTACAGTCCGTAAAGAGGGCTCACAAATCATTTATACGTACAACAGGCTACTAGAAGAAGATCCTGTTCATAAACGATTAGTGATAGATGGGCGTCCTAACACTTTAGTTTTAAATATCAATTACGAAACAGCAATCAAATATGGATGGATGCCTGACGTTATATTAAATGAAATGGAGAGTGATAAGAAGAATCGACCTAAGTTGTACAAGGCTAAGTGGCTAGGAGAACCATCAGCTAAAGAAGGTAAGATTTACTCTAACTGGAAACAGATTGATGAACTACCACATGAAGCTAGACTTGTGTCAATAGGGGTAGATTTTGGATTTACAAATGACCCAACTGTAGCTGTTGGTATTTATAAACATAATGAAGGATATATAATGGATGAGATTGTTTCCCAGAAAGGAATGCTTACTAAGACAATCGCAGACTCTATTAAATCTTATTTATTAAACATGGGTGAGCAAGCCTTAACTATTGCAGATGGTGCAGAACCTAGAACTATTGAAGAGATAAGACAATATGGTGTAAACATTATGAGATCTGATAAAAGATCAGGCTCAGTTACGTATGGAATAGAGTTTGTAAAGGCTCAAAAAATATCAGTAACACAAAGAAGTTACAATGTTTGGAAGTCTTACAATAACTATTTATGGAAAGAAAACAGGGAAGGAAAGAATGTAAATGTACCTCATCATGATTATTCTGATGCTATGGATGCAATTAGGTATGGTTTCGACATCATTAGACCTAGTGATATGGAACAAACAAGATATACAAGACCTAAACCACAAATGAACTCAGCAGTATAAACTTGCACAATGCAGATTTTTACTTTATAATACAGGTATGAAAGGATTTAAATTAAAACAACATGGATTAACAGCTGTACAAACATTTACAGAAGAAGACATAGTTAAACTAAAGAGTAAAGGTTATAACCTTAATAATATCGAGGATTGTTTACGTTTATTAGATGATGATGCTTTTGACAATAAGGCTACCTTTAACATAGTCGAAATAATAGGAACTGCGGTTTGCATAGTTCACAATGAAATGCTATAATACGTTTGTTAGTCAGTAAGACATAATATATAATATGATTAAAGTAAAAACATTTAAAACAGGAGATAAAGCAATTGATTCATTCTTGGAAGACGTAACGATTATTAACAATGGTATTAAAACACATGCTGATAACATTACATTTCTATATCGAGAAGAAAAACATATGGCTTTCGGTAAAGAAGAAGTATTGGCAACGTTGCATCAAAACCTATTTACAGAGAAACAACATCTATTACAAACTCAATTAGAGTTAAACCTGATGGCACGTAGAGAGAAAGATGAACATCATGGTCGTGACCTAGCAGCATTGAAGTCTAAGTTAGTAAAGACTGAAGTTGCTATTGAAGTTACAGAAGCTATGATTAAAGACCTTGCATAAGTAGGGTTTTTAGTTTATAATGGAGTAATGCGAGATCAGATTACAAACGACCAGATATTAGAGTTAGTTGAACAAACCTTTGATAAGTTAGGTACACGAACTCCAAGTATGGAACAATATTCGCAAGCTGTCAAGGAACGATAGCTTGCTTTTATTTTGAGTATAGTATATAGTAAGAGTATGAATAATAAAGAACAGACAATGGAGGAGAGGTTTGCAGAAAGGTTTGAGCTTGAATCTCATGGTTGCTCAGAGTGTGGAGGTTTTGAACTTATTGATAAAAAAGAAGTTAGATACCCACATGGAGAATATCATTGTGAGTATGATTTTGATAAAGTATTAGACTTCATAAAACAAGAACTTCAACAAGAGAGGGAGAGGAGTACCAGAAAAACCATAAAAGATATTGCACCAAATGGGGTTACGGGTGGGATGATTGCTATTACAAAAAAGTCAGTCAATGGTAAAAATACATTTCCTGTTGTTTCTGTTCATTTTGAACATGATTTAATCGCCCTTGATGACTTTGATGATGAAAACAATCCAACATGGTATAGAGCAGAAGACATTATCAAAGCAATCAACCAAGACTAAGCACTCTTATGAGTGTTTTTTCAATTAAAAAGTATGGTATAATAGGTAGACAACGATAATAAAGACTGGTGCTCTAAGGCGTAACACCAGAATAAACAAAACTATGTCTTTTCAACCTCGATTATATATAGGGTTCAAATGCGAAACTATGGAAAAGCAGTTGAGAACTCTGCCCGTAGCATTGAATTTGCATCTTATATATATAAGTTACAACACCTGAGTATAGTGGTATACATTAGTGAGTAACACATTTTATTATCTTCATTGTTTCTAAAGCTCTAACTGTAAAGCCTTTACCTACGTATTCATAGGTAAAAGTTCTGCTATTCCTAAAATGTATGGTATAATAAAGACAGAGTTCTCAACTCACAGAAAGTCTAGTCTTAGGATTGGGTTTTTTGTTTACCTATTTTTCCTTGCATATTTATCTAAACTAGTGTATATTGGTTATATGACATTACACAAACAATACAAGGAAGATATAGAAAAAAGTAAAGACTGTGATTGCTGTTTTGATTATGATGATTATTACTCTTGCCCTAATGACCACACAACAGACGTTAAACAATCCTACCTCAACAGTATAGATTGTATAATGGCTCAACAAGAAGATGCCTATACACAATTATATTGCGAGAACTTTAAGGTAACTATTGAACACCTGAAACAACAAAGAGAGTTAATCGCTAATGAATAATAATTATGAACATAGAAACTAAATATGATATATTATTACTAGTCCTCTTAATTTCACCATTTATTATTACCTTAATTATTATGTTATTGGGTATTCAAGCATTTGGATGATAGAAGATTTAGAAGTAATAGGAAACATACACGAGAACCCAAAACTACTAAGTAATTAGTAGTTTTTTGTTTGACAAATCGAAATACCCATACCATGGTATAATAGATATATGGAAACAATCTACGAATATGTACAGGCTCAGATAACCTCGTACCCACAAAAAGCACTTGACCTTAAATACAGGTCATTCAACCAATACGATACACTTAATCAAATTGTAGCGTATACAGACAGCCACTATACATCAGGACAGATAGATGAACGTAATCGACGTAAACCTTTCTTTAATATCTCTAATAGAATTTTGCACAAGCAAAGAACTGCAGAGGATATTGATACAAAGGATATTAACTTGACTACTCAACGACCAGATCATTATGCTAAATCAATGCTTATGAGTGTTGCTAATAAGAAATGGATGAAACTGACCAACTTCCCTTTGACATTAAACAAAATGACAGAAACACGAGGTAGGTTCGGTGGACTACTTGTTAAGAAAGTTATAAAGGATGGAATGGTAACTATTGAGGTTGCTGATCTATCACAACTTATAACTGATCCTGTTGATATTGCTTCAGGTACAAAGATTGACCCACAGAAATATAATGCTTCTGAGTTAATAGATATGAAAAAGAGTGGATGGTATAACATAGATGAAGCTATTGCTCTAAATGAGATGGATGACTCAACAGATAACACTGACTACATTGACGTATATATAATTGATGGTGTATTACCACGAACATACAAAGATGAAAATGCTGAGAAGAACGAATACTCACACCAGATGCACGTTATTACCCTATCAACTACCTTAGATGATAATGGAGATGAAAAAACAGAGGGTATTACATTATATTGTTCAGAAACTAAAGAGAACGTATATAAATACTTACCTTATGAGAACGTATCAGGGCGTTCATTAGGGCGAGGTATGGTTGAGCAATCATTCGAGGCTCAAATGTCTATTAATGAAATCATTATAAACGAAAAGAACACAATGGATGTAACTGGTAAGGCACTAGCAACAGTTCAAGGTGGTTCAGGTATAAAAGGAAGTAATATTTTAGATGGATATGTAGATGGTACTGTTATTGAAGATACAACCGGTACACTTAAACCTTTCCAATTCCAAGCTAATAACATCTCATACAATCAGACTATGCGACAAGCGTGGACTAATAACAATGATGGTCAAGCTTCAGTATTAGATGTAAACACTGGAGATATGCCAGCAAGTGCTACATTCCGAGGACAAGCATTACAGAATCAAAATGCAGATGCTTTATTTGGATTGAGACGAGAAGAAATGGGTATCTTTTTACAAGAGATTTACCGAGATTGGATTATTCCTTACCTGAAAAAATGGGTAAAGACTCAAGAGTTTATGGAAATGGAACTATCAGCAGAAGACATGCAACGTGTGATTGAAGACTACTCATACAACGTAGGTCAGAACCTAGCTACAAAGCGTTACTTCGAAGGAAAATACGATGATGCGGTAGCAGGTACTAAATTCCAACAGATGGCTTTAGACGCTGATTTTGAGGCTCAGGCGGTACGTGACCAACTGAGGTCAGGTGATAAGAATTGGATTAAATCAGATAGTAAGTATTTAGATGGTATCGAGTTTGACCTTGACATTCTAATTACAGATGAACAAGTTAATAAGCAAGTATTCTTATCAAACCAAGTTGATGCACTTAATAGCTACCTAGCTAATGTTCAAATTATTCAGCAAGACCCTAATGCTCAAAAACAAATGAACTCTATCCTTAATACTATGGGACAACCTCAGTTACAAGCTATGGATGCACCTGTAGAGGAAGAAGGACAAGCTATTGACGTTGAAGCATCAATTAACGAAGCATAATTATGATATTTACACAAGCCGACAAATCACGAATCCATGGTATAATAAATACAGACGAACATAAAGACTTAATCACACGTTTGTTTGCTAAGGTAATCATTTCTAGTACTGAAATAACAGCTCCACAAATTAAGAGAGCGTTGTTCGAGCTAGAATCAGAACTCACACCTAAAGATGAGACTTTAAAATTAACCAATAATAAAAACTCTGCAGTATAATTTTGATACTTGGACATTATGTGTCTTTGTACCAGAGTTCTACTCTGAGTAAGCGTCGTGGCTATAACACAGTAAATTATATGGAAGAAACAAAAATCGAGGCAGTGGACTCAGTAACAACCCACGAAGAAGAAACAGTTACAGATGCTCAAGCAACTATCGCTGAATTGCG